TGGCCGGAAAGGAGGGTTACTACCGCTACACAGACGTGAACAGCGGGATCAGTCAAATCCGTCAGCTACTCGACGGGCGGAACATCAAACCAGACGGAGCAGCGGGCACCAGGTGGGCCTGTCTGCTGGAAATGAATCAGAAAATCCCGGAGCCCGACGGGGAAACACTACGCGGCGTATGCCGATACCGCGTCTGGGTCGATGGACTCTAAGAAGGAACGAGACCAATGGGCGAGATAGTCAAGGGCAACGACGATCTGAAGCTCATCGCGGGAACGACAAGTGGCAGCGGCGGCACCGATGTAGCCGCTATCATCGATGTGCGCGTCGGCTCATCGCAGGAGGCAAAGGAGACAACTGCTGCTGACTGCACCGATGGCTGGCGGACATACGCGGTGGGGTTGAAGGAGCCGGGTGAGATCAGCGGTACGATCAACTTCCTCCCGGCGAATGCTACACACAAGAACGCCAGTGGCGGTCTACTGTACCGGTTCAACCACGACAGCGGCGACGCGAGTGCCGTGCAGGAGTATACCGTGCAGTGGCCGGACGCTGCTAGCACGACCGTCTACGGTGATGCTATCCTCACGACCTTCAATGTCAGCGCAAGCATCGGCGAGAAGGTCACCGCTGACTTCACCCTGAAGTTCACCGGCGCGCCCACGTGGGGCTAAGGAGATACGATGCAGGCACTACTCTGTGGACTGAGACACGCGTCGAAGTGCGCCACCCGTGAGGAGGCGCTGCGGAAGGCGGAAGAGAACGTGCGGTCTCGGTTGGGGCCACTCAGCAAGGATGTCGATCTCGACAATCCGATAGTCGTAGACGACTTCCGGACACCAGAGGAACAGGTGAACGCTCCGACCACTCCGATCATGTTCGTGGTTCGGACACTGGAAGCAGGGCACTCGTGGCGAAGCAAAGATGGCTACATCATCTGGCCCGAAGAGATACTGGAAGGGACGCTGTACGGGCGCATCATGCAACACCTCCGCGGGCAACCGATGGAGCTCGCAGACTGATCATCACATGAGGCCGATGGGCCGGGAAGGTATCTGCGATGGCAGAGAGCACCGAAACGACGCAGGAGTACGGCGGAATCCGGGACATCATGGAGGCCAAGGACGTAGGCTACGAAGACGTACTCGTACCCGAGTGGGGCAACAAGCTGTACCGCCTGCGCGCACTGACGGGTACGGATGCGGATTCGCTCGTGCCGACAGAGGGCGATCTGACCAACTTCAAGGCCCGCCTCGTCGTCCGGTCACTCGTCGATCCGAAGACTGGCAAACGACTGTTCCGCGACGACGATGCCGTGCGGCTAGGCCAGCATAGTAACGCTGTTCTCCACAGGCTTGCGCTGCGGATTCAACAGCTTTCCGGGCTGGATCAGCTGTCACAGGAGGGAACAGCAAAAAACTCCGACGCAACCCCATCCGCCGAGCAGCCGTCAGAATAGCATCGCAGACGGGGTTGCGCATACAAGAGGTGCTTCGACGCTATCCAGCGCGCGACCTGATCGAGATAGTGCTGCTGGATCAGATCGAACCGCCGGCGCGTGTCATGCTGCCGCTGGAGATGGCCTACCTGCGCTATGTGGTTCTCATGGCGAACTGGTCGGGCCAAGGGCGGAGGCCGAAGCTAGAAGATGTACTGATCGAGTGGTCGAAGGAACCAGAGCCGAAGAAGACGATGACAGCAGAGGACTGGGCGGCACACGCCGCAATGGTCGGTCAGGCGCTCGGTATCGGCCCACCGCCCAACAGGGATACGTGACGTGGCACAGATAGCCGAGATGTTCGTGCGCATCGGGGCCGATGTCCGCGACTTCGAGCGGAAGATGCAGCAGGTCACTCAGCGCATGGACACTATGAGTAAGCAGCTCGGAGCTATCGGGCGTACGCTTACGACTCGTGTCACACTGCCGCTGGTTGCTGCCGCTGGCGGTATCCTCATGGCCGCAGGCAAGTTCGAGCAAGCCATGAACCGCGTCCAGGCGCTTACTGGCGCAACAGCAGATCAATTCGGATCACTATCGGATACAGCAAGGGAACTCGGTCGAACGACACAGTACAGTGCTAGTCAAGCGGCCGACGCGATGGGTTATCTCGCAATGGCTGGCTTCGACGCAGAGCGCATCATCGGCGCTATGCCCAGCACTCTCCAACTTGCTGCGGCTGCTCAACTCGATCTCGCATCCGCCGCCGACATTACGAGCAATATTCTGACCGGCTATCGGCTAAACATCGAGGATCTGTCCAGTGTGAATGATGTCCTCGTTAAGGCTTTCACCAGCAGCAATACCAATCTACAGCAGCTCGGTGAAGCTATGAAGTACGCCGGTCCCCTCGCATCGGGCATGGGTGTCGCATTTGAGGAAACCGCAGCAGCAATCGGCCTGATGGGCAATGCCGGCATACAGGCCAGCATGGCTGGGACAAGTCTGCGCGGGGCACTCTCAAAGCTGGCGAATCCTACGGAGGAGGGCGCTACGCTGATGAGGCAATTCGGTATCAATGCATTCGATACCGAGGGGAACCTTCGCTCACTTGTAGACATCATCGGTCAACTAGAGCAGTCCGGTATTACCGCAGCGCAGATGATCGAAGTGTTCGGTTTGCGCGCGGGTCCGGCAATGCAGGCCCTCGTTGCACAGGGCGCAGATGCGCTGTCGATATTCACGGAGAAGCTACGAGACTCGGGCGGTATTGCACAGAGCGTTGCCGAGACTCAGATGCGCGGGCTCATGGGCGCACTTATCAGGCTCAAGAGCGTCATCGAGGGCGTGGCAATTAGCTTCGGCGAGGCGGGTTTGCGCGGTGCGGCAATGCATGTCATTGGTGTTGTCACCACGCTGGCGCAGAAACTTGGGGAGGCTTCTCGAGGTACGAAACAACTGATTCTCGTTGCTGCCGGTATTGTGGCAGCTATGGGTCCGGCCGCTCTGGCGATTGCCGGCGTTACTGCGACGCTCGGAGTATTGGCGGCGCATCCGCTTCTAGTAGGCGCTACGCTGGCCATCGCCGGGATCGCTGCGCTTGCAGCGGGCTTTGTCAGCTGGCGAGATCGAATCAGACAGACGAACGAGGCGCTGAACCGCACGAAGCAATCCCTGGCCGATCTGGACCTGGCAGAGGTGGCGCGCGATCTGCGACTGATCGGGGGTGAAATCGCGGCCAAGCGTATAGCTGTTGGAGCATCGACTCAGTACCGTATGCTGGGCATGGCTCCAGAGGCCATTCGCGCCGCTACAGAACAGACGCTACAGCGCGATCCGCAGTACGAGCGACTACTTGAGCGGGAGCGAGAGCTTACAGAACACTACGCAGCTCTACGGGCTAAGGCTGTCGATGTAGCACTCCGACAGATACGCGCGCAGGCGCAGCCTCCACCTGGTCCGCCGCCTCTGCCACAGAGAGGCAGGGATCGTGGCCTCATGCCCTACCACCCGTACCCTGAGTATGATCTGCGCAGCATCATCGGAATGCCGGGGGCAACAACCGGGTTACGGGCACCGGTCGAGATTGATGCCACGACGCGTGAATTCAGCAAAGCTTGGATGAAGGCTACGATCCCGATGGCGAACGTAGCCGACACAACGCAGGACGTAAACACCAAGATGGGGCTGTTCAGCAGCAGCATCTCGCAGGTCGTCTATGGCCTGAATGCGATGCTGAACATCCTCCCCGGTGGCGCAGGCGGGAAGTGGGCGCGCGTCGCCCGCATCGGACTGGGTGCCGCGGGGCTCGTGTCGGGATTCACAGGATTCACCGCCGGCCTGAGCGCCCTTGGTGGCCTATTTCACTTTCAGCACGGTGGTATCGTCACGCGGCCTACACTTGCTACCGTGGGCGAGCGTGGACCGGAAGCGGTGATACCACTGAATAGACTCTCGCTGCCTCCGACCCATGTGCACCTATACCTCGACGGCCATGAGCTCACTACCGTAGTCGCCGACAGACTTCCGCGAGAACTGGCACGGAGGGGCGCGGCGTGAGCCTCAAGCTCTACACTGACGTAGAGGATGCAGTCAACGACGTGACGGGCTACCTGGATTGTCGCTCCAGCGGTAGCTCACCTGTGCGGCTGGAATTCGAGGCGAATGGCCGCGGGGCGCTTGACTTCACCCTCATAGGCGATGCGGACACCGTGCGGCCACTACTCGTCATCGGCCAGGCGGTCAGGTTCGACAAGCCCTCCGGCACCCCCGTCTGGCGCGGCCTGATCAGCGAGATTGAAGAGCGTGAACTGACACAGACAACGAACTTCGGCAGCGGCGAGCCGAACGAGGTAGTGGAATATCGTGTGTCCTGCGTGTCGTATGCCGCCGTGCTCGACAGACGGATCGTACGACGGCATTGGAAGGATACAACGGTCGGCGCCATCCTCGACGGCCTCTTTCTCGCACCGAGCACGTTCATGGATGGAACCCACGATCTCGCCGACGATGGCCTATCAGAGGGGACCATTACGACCGCGGTGCATAACACGACCATCGACGCACTGGACGCCCTCTACAAGCCCGCGTCATATGTGCTGGACGTGCTCGCGGAGGTCACCGGTGCGCAGTGGATCGTCCAGGCTGACAAGAGTATCGACCTGGTGTCGGGTGCTCAGATCACCGGCTGCCACCGCAACTATCTCAACGGCGGCTTCGAGAGCGGCGACTACACCGGCTGGGAAACATGGGGCACGCCGAACACGCAAGAGATCGTCGAGACGGCCGATGAGCCAGAGATATTCGAGGGCAACGCGTTCTGGGGCACCTACGCGCATCACCACGTCGGCGACAGTAGCGACGAGGGGATATGGCGCGGACATGCGTCGCCGATGGTCGTGGGCCACTACTACACCGCGTCCGTGTACTGCTATGCCGAGGCCAGCACGGATATCCGCCTGCAGGTAGGAAAGGGCTCGGGCGTACATACGGACGAGGTGAGCACGCCAGGCACCTGGGAGCGGCTCTCA